CCTCGATTTCCTGCAATTGATTAAATCGGTGTTCAACTTGTCCCGGCATTGCGGCACTGTTTTTTTCAAGATTGCCCCATATACCTATTTCTTTTTTTGCTAAAGTTAATTCATTATTAAAGTACAATATGCATTCGGGTATTTTACTGATATCTTGACTTATTTTTGAATACCAACTCATTCTTCCTCAAAATAGTTGTCTTCTTCGATTTCTTCATCAAGCACAGTTTCTATTGCTTGTTGTAATTTTTCATCATACTCACCTGCGGCTTTAATGACTTTAGAATCTATATCCATATCAACTAATGTTTTAACATAATCAATAGCACAATCTAATTTAACTCTTTCAGGCAAGTAATTACTAATTGCTATCCAGATTTCTTCAATCTGATTTGCTGTCATCTGATTTTCCATCTTTTTTTAGATCCTTTTCAGTTTCGGTTTCTTTATCTATTATGTTATGAAAATCTTTCATAACTATATCTAATTTATCACCAGTCCAGTTTTTTCTAAACTCTATGATTTCCTTACCGTTGGAGTCTACGTATTTTAAACGATTTCCTGTTTGTTTCAATAAACCTTTTTTCTCAAATAGATCTACTAAACCAGAATACGGATCCATTCCTGTGTCGTATGGAATTTTGACTTGTACAGATTCAAATGGTTTGGCATATCTTGTTTTCATAACTTTACAGGCCGCTCTTATACCTCTAACATCAGACACCTTATTGCCCGACTCGTCTTCTTTGAGTTTTAATTTCTTCATTGCAACAACAATACTTGATGCATAGATAAAGCCTTGTCCGCCTGATATCTTATCATCTGGATCAAACATATCTTGTGATGCATATGTGTGATTGGTTGCCATCAGTCCTACATTCCAACTTCCGAACATATTAACTGTATTTCTAACAAGTGCTGTGAGGGCCTTGGGTTTTCTACCAAGATCACCTTTCATTTCACCTGCTTCGAACTGATTTACATCTGTTGGTGTTAATAACATACCTAAAGAATCAATTACAAATAAAATCTTAGGCGCATTTTCTTTATTGTCTGCGTGTTCTTCTCTATATCCCTTCATGAACTCTGATATAGTTTTAGCCACATCGTCTATCATAGATAAAGATAATTTTAATAATTTTTCTTCGGAAGTATCTACACCAAGTGCTTTAAGCCATGCCTCATCTAATGCATTCTCCGAATCAATCAGTATAACAAAGATACCTTGTTCCTGAGCATTTTTAATAATGTTTCCAGATGCAATATAAGATTTACCCGCTCCGGATTCACCTGCCAATACTGACACTTTTCCTAACGGTATACCTTTATTGAAGTCTCCGGATATAAGATAATTTAATGCAAAATTACCTGTTGAGATCCAATCTGTTGGATCACTAAATCCTAGACCCAGTCCCTGAATTGATTTTGTTATACTTTTTCTAAATTTTGTTATGTCAAATGGTTTTGTCATGTGTGTCCTATAATATTATCCAAACAATGATAGCAACTATAACAATCCATGCAGGAATTTGTTGATATAGTAACCAATCAACTGCTTTTTTAATTTTTCTTTTTATATCCATAGTATTATATTACTACCGATTGGCTCCAGTGTCAATACGATAACTGAACTGAAGCCAATGGTAATTTATGTTTACTTTGCTTGTCTTGATCTAATAAGTTTTAGAATGTCTTCAGCTCGTTTGGCACTATCACCATTTGATGGTGTTGTAGATACACTCGGTGTTGTAGATTCTACACTTATTGGTTTTTCAACCGGTTCAACAGTACTAGTAACATTTTCTGTTACTGTTTTAGTTTCTGTTTTAGTTTCTGTTACTGGACTAGACCCATTTGATGTAGCCGTATATGCCACGCCTGCAGGTCTATAATATTGTCCGTATTTTTCCAGATCATAAGCCTCACCTTCTACAGATTTTTCAAATAATTCTTTAATTATTTTTACTTCTGCTTCGGTTGGCTCTTTTGGTCTAAAGTCATTAAGATTATGCAACCCGAAATTTTCAATTGCAGACCTTTCTGCTTCATCGAGTGCTCTTTCTTTTCTTGACCATTTAGAAGTAGAGTAATCAGCGTAACCACCTTTAGAAGTTTTAGTTATTCTAAAGTCCACTCCTCTCACAGAATCAGTTGGTAATTCTTCCATTTCTGGATCCATCAATGCTGATTTTATGATATTAAAGATTTGTGGTCCAATTATAAATCTTCTAATTGGATTTTCTGGTGTTGAATCTTCGGACAATGGGTTTTGTACTACAAAACCTTGGAAGATATAACTTTTCTTCTTCCAGTATTTTCTACCCATGTCTTCCATGGATTTGTCTTTGAACCATGGTCTAACTTCGGTTAGTACCGGACAAGTTTTACCGTACATTTCCATACACGGAACTTGTACTTGTACAGGTCTAGAATCTGTCTGTCCTTTGATACCCGCGAAAGGCAATTTGATCATTGCTCTCTCACTCCAAAAGAAAGTGTTGTTTGGATCTTTATCTGGTAAAAATCTTACTACCGATTCTTGTCCTTCTTGTATGTTCCAGTGTGGGTAAATGGCGTTGTCTCCGCCAGTTGATGTTGAAGAACGATTAACTTCTTGAGATTTTAGTTTCGCTCTTATTTCTGCTAGTGTTGCCATAATATAAGCCTCCTTTGTTGTTTGCCTATGTTTGTTTTTATATTGCCTAAATGTATATTAGACTTAACGTATAATATACGCAGTTATTTATGAAAAGTCAAGAAAATTATTTAGAAATTATTTGGTAAATTAAAAAAATTTAGATACCGGCTAATTTTTTAATACTATCAAGTTCTGTGGATTCTTTTTTGGCATCAGAGGCCGCTTTCTTCATGGGCTCTGTTTTGTTACCATCTTTGTCCAGATCTAAGAAATCTGGTTTTGCTTCTGCTAATTCTTCTTCGTTAAAAAATTCTTCTAGTTTTAATCCTGCCAATTCAACAGCATCTTTTAACGTGTACTCTTTGTCGCCTACTTTAAACTTATCTCCTGCTTTCATGCCCGCCGCTTTGGCTTTTTGAACTGCTAGAGCAAATTCGTTGCCTTCCGTAGTGTTGACATCATCTGCCATGGACATCGCTCTTTCATCGTAGTCTTGTCTTACCCAGTTGATATAAGCACTAGATGATTCTAAGTCTGCCATTTGATCATCAGTTAAATCTGTGCCATCAATAAATTTAGCAGAATTGATCGGAGCAATAACATCACTGTAATCTTGCATGTCGTATTCAATGCTTTCTGAATCAACTTCTTTGCCGTCTATGATCATTGGTTCGTCATTTTCGTTTACTGCTTCTTCGGCTCTGCCTGCTAATTTATTAAAGTTGCTACTTAAATATTTTCTTGCGGAATCGTAGTCAGCACTTTTAAAAGCAGATTCGCCGTCCTTGTCTAGAACGTCATAAACCATTTTTCCGTCATCTCCCGAGTACATACTGACATATGGTTTTTGTTCTGTTATATTATCTGCCCATGATTCAAACTGTGCTTCAATGTTTTCTTTTGCTTTACCTTGTCTATCTTTTTTTGGATTGCCAAATTCGGCTGGTTCCATTCTGACTTGATTTTGATATTCTGGATCACCTTGCATTTTTTTGTAATCGTCAACATATCTTTTTGCCAATTGGAATGCAATTTTTTTATTTCTTATATAGTCTTTTGATGGTTTAAAAAATGGTTCACCTTCCTGAGAAATTTCATCAGCAATGTGTGATGCAAAGTTTGCCACTCTATCTTGTTCTGGTGTTTTAGTTAACATTCTAGATGCAATGTCACTTAAGATAGAACCTAACATTGTGTTTTTATTTGTAAATTTTGTTCTTTTTAACATAGCGTCAGCAGTATCATCTTTTCTTAATACCAATTTATTTTCTGGATCAGCAAGATATTGTTGTACCATCGGTGCCGCATCAACTGGTGCAGGAATTTCAGCATCTTTGTCTGATAGTGGTTTGTCCATTTCCGGATCTGCTATCTCGTCATCGTACTCTTTCATTATGCTATGAATTAATGGAAGTGCAGATTCAACTCTGTCGTCCATGTGTTTCAATGTAAATTTTTCTCTTAATGCTGATTTGGTTTCATCGTCTAACTCTGATATTTCTGCAGGTTGAAAAGTTTCTTTTACTGATTCATAATTTTTTTGTTTTGCTAATCCTTTAATATATTTTCTCATAGTTTCTAATTTCATTTTTGCTTTTTCGATGATATCACCTGCAGAATCGTTCAATTGATCTTTGTTTGCCGTATATCTAGAAAATGAATTTAATTGTGCTATTTGTTCGCTTACACCCACTATGTGTTGTCCAAAGTCGTCATGTGGTTTTCCGCCGTTGGCTACATGACGTGTCATTGCTCTGGCACCTGCTAAATGTATGATTGGATACTTAAATCTTTCGCCGTCTTCGTTTTCAATGTATAAACTATTAATATTTCTTGTTCTATCTCCGGGTATGTTCTCGTCTACTGTTTTTGAGTGTCGGATGATTAATCTTGTTTTGTCCAAATTTTCGAATGAGCTTTTTTTTGTGCCTGTTAAGCCTTCGCTTATTCCTGCTAATTTTGTAATTCTGTTTAGTTCTTCTGACATACCGTCTGTATTTACCGTTTGAGTCGTGTCTGCTATATTCTTATAATCTTGCTTTGTGAGGTTACTTTTGGTAATATCTCGCACATCAAACGTTATTTGATGCTGTACAGCAAAGTCTTTTAACTCTTTTAAAAATGCATACCATTCGTCTCTTTGTGTTTCGTCGATTTTGTCAATAAGTCCTCTATTATAAAACACTTTCATGTTTTCTCCATCCGCGATGCTTACTGAAACTCTACCAAAATTATCAGAATCTTCGGAAAATTCAAAGTCAAAAAACACTGCTTCGTTGGTATCTGCTGTAACTTCTCCGTTGGTATCACCGAGCTGTATGTTAGAAAATTTGCTTCTAATCTTATTGAATAGGTCGTTTGATGTTTTTGATGAAATCATACTGTATTTATTCGTTTTGCAAATTTAAAAATAGAACCGTGATTCGGTCT